CCGGGTATTACTGGTAGCATATCAGTTATACAAGATGATACTATGGATCATATAGCAAGTTTCCTTAACATCTTTCCAAAGGGTAAGTTACCAAGTGGTAAACCTGCCCGTGTTAATAGAAAGAATATTGAGGAATCTTTTAAATGGTTCCATAAGAACTATACATATGACTGGGACACTGTCTTACGTGCAACTTGGTATTACATAGAGACCTATGAGAAGGCTAACTATATGTACATGAAGAACTCACAGTATTTTATACGCAAACAGAACACGGATAAATCCTGGGATTCTGAGCTTGCAAACTATTGTGAGATAATTATTAACGGTGAAGATGAAGATACATCTACACATTTTACTGATAAAGTAGTATGACACAAAGAAGATTTGAGAAGATAGCATTGATGATTTTGTCATCAATCCTTATGAGTTTAGTGTGCTGGACTGTGATTAATAATTTAATTGTATCAGTAAGTTTATTAAAATATATTTTTATTGAAATTCTCTTGCTTTCTGCATTTAAATTGTATACCTTTACGGTCAAGCAGATTCACGCAATAGAAGAATAATACCCCACATTTAATGTCTAATAAGAACCTTTGGAAAAGTCAGAAGGATGGCTTTGCTGACTCTCTGCGTTACCTCAAAGGTAGAATGGAGGGGTCTATCAAAAGTATTAAGACGCCTTGGAAAAAGTTTAATGATGCTACAACTGACGGTTTGGAATGGCACTCCATGACTGTTATAGGTGGAAGACCTGGCAGTGGCAAGACTCTTATCAAAGACCAAATGGTAAGAGAATCATTTAAACTTAATCCAGATGAGAGCTTTCGTGTACTAGAGTTTCAGTTTGAAATGCTAGCACGTACCTCTGCAATAAGAGAATATAGTAGTGTACTTGGCAAGTCCTATAAGTATCTCTGTAGTGCAGATGGTAAGTTAACCACGGAAGATCTTCAGACGTGTTATAACCACGCAAAGGAGAGAGTTAAGTTAGCAATTGATGTTGTTGAAGAACCAATTACCGTAAATGAATTTAGAGAAGTTGTTGCTGAGTATATGCAACAACACATGATACTAAATGAATCAGGAGAATATGAATTCACCAAGACAATTGTAACCTTAGATCACTCCCTGTTATTAAAGAAAGCGCCATTTGAAAAGGATAAGTTTGATACCCTGTACAATTTAGGAGAAGCTATTACGGAACTTAAACGTAAGTACCCAATAGCATTCATAATCCTGACACAATTGAACCGAGGTATAGATAATCCTGAAAGAAGTGAAGAGGGTAAGTATGGTAACTACATACTTGAATCTGATATCTTTGGTTCAGATGCATTGCTTCAACATGCAGACACTCTCATTGGTATTAACCGTCCAGGTAAACAGAAGATAAGACTCTATGGTCCTGACAGGTATATCATTGAGGATGACACCATCTTAGTACTGCACTTTCTTAAGTGTAGAAATGGGGATACTCGCATGAGTTTCTTCAAAGCTGAATTTGTTAAGATGAGAATCTCGGAGATAGCAACTCCACCACAACAAGAAAAAAGAGTAAAAGTATAATTATGGCAATAAGTACAAACAACCCCGGTACATTGACTACTGAGGAAAGAAAAGAAAGAATCTCCAACCTAAGATCTCATCACCAACCAGTGCTTGATGCTCTTAATGTTTCTGATGCTTTGTTCTTTCCTAAGATGGCATACAGACCTAAGGGTAAAGATGAAATGCACCTCAGTTTCTTTCCTAGTGAATTGAAAAGAGGCTATGACATTTACACTGAGTTTGCTAGTAGAGAGTACGAACCTGAAGATCAAGAGAGAACTCTATGGAAATGGAGATTCAATCCGCATTGGGAGGAAGAGTATGAAGCTACGCCAGATCTACAAGTAAGATATCTTATCCCGGTATCTGAGCTTATTAAAGTTACTGCTCCTAAGAAAGCAGAGACTGCACAAGGTAACCTGTTTGATAACCTAGACCTAGGTATTGATGACGCACCTTTTAATGAGTTAACTATAAGAGATCTAGCTGCTTTGCTACTACGTGAACCAGTCAGTAAAAAAGAGTGGTTAAATAATTTAATTAAGTAAAATGGAAATCAAGCTCCCTACTAGTAAGGTTCCACCTGAGGCGTCAAGTCCTAGGAACCTGATCATTTTTTCAAAGCCAAAGACTGGCAAAACTACACTGTTATCACAACTTGATAACTGTTTAATACTTGACCTGGAGAAAGGTTCTAAGTATTTAGAAGCACTTAAACTTGAAGCTAACTCTATTGATGAGATTAAGCAAATTGGTAAGGCAATTAAAGAAGCAGGCAATCCATACACGTATGTTGCTGTAGATACCATCACTGCATTAGAAGAGATGTGTATCCCGTATGCTGAAGAGTTGTATATGAAAACTCCTATGGGTAAGAACTGGCCTACTGATGGTAAGCCTAAGTACGGAACCATTATAGGACTCCCCAATGGTGCTGGTTATCAATACCTTAGAGAAGCTTTTACTAAAGTTGTTAGCTACATACAAACATGGGCTCCCAGAATTATACTAGTGGGACACGTAAAAGATACCCTTCTGGAAAAGAACGGTAATGAATTTAGTTCATTGGACTTAGACTTGACAGGTAAACTTAAAAGAATTACCACATCAAACTCTGATTCTATTGGCTACCTTTATAGAAAAGGAAAGAAGAACATCTTAACATTCAAGACTGCTGATGATGTAGCATGTGGTGCAAGACCAAAGCACTTGAGTAACCAAGAGATAGTTCTTTCTGAAATGACTGAAGACGGTGAGCTAACTACTCACTGGGATAAAATTTATATTGATTAATTAAAAGTAAAATGATAAGCACAACAAACATCCCTGGGGAAGGATCCGGAATCCCTAAAGTATTACAACCTGGTAATCACATCATTAGTATTAACTCTATTAAACTAGAGACACCTCCTTATAATAAGGATGCTTTAAACATTGTATTAAATGTTGAAGGTCCTGATATGGGTGATGCCTTTGAAGGTTTCTGGATTAACAAAGATGATGAATCTTTAGGACGTCACAAAGGTCAAGTTGCATCTGTTAAGATGACACAGTTTGCATTCTCTAATGCTACCACTAAGACTGGTACTGTTATCAACCGTGACGTAGAGATTGTAAGAACAATGCAATCTTTATGTAAGGCTTTGAATTGTATTGAGTGGTTACAAGCTCAAGATAATCAGCATGAAACAGTAACTGCTTTAGTAGAACAGTTTGCTACAGATAAACCATTTGCAGGTAAGCAACTACGTTGTTGTCTTGCAGGTAACGAATATCAGAACAAGCAGGGTTATACTAACTTTGATTTGCACTTTGCTAAATCTGTTAAGGGTTCTTATGGATATGAGAATGCTGAGGTTGCAGAGGACTTAAGTAAGGTAATAACCTTTGATCCTGAGACTCACATCAGAAGAAAGAAGACTGAGACTGTAGCTTCATTTGGTGATTCAAATGTAACTACTTCATCTTCAGTTGGTTCTGATTTTGAGTTGTAATAAGTTTGATTATTGATGGGGAGGGGAGTACATTTACTCCCCTTTCTCATTCCTAAACTTTTGATTATGATAAGTACTAAACAACTACTAGATGATATTGTAAATGTGCCTAGCTATTGGATATTTGAATTCTACTGTGAGATAAATGAAAGACTTACAGGTCAGGATATAAAGATTAAATCTCTATTCAAACCTGATGAAAGAACTCCTAGCTTCTGTATCTATGTCAAAGATGATAAGTATAAGTTTAAAGATTTTAGTAGTGGTGCTTCAGGTGAGGGTGTTAATCTTGTTATGCTTATGTATGGTCTTACATTTGGGCAAGCTGCTCAAAAGATACTAGGTGATTACAATGAATACATTCTTACTGGTAAACTTAACAATGATCTAAGAGAGTTTAAGAAGCAAGCTAAGTATCAGGTAAGAGATTATACCAAGAGGTCTTGGACTAAACAGGATGCAGACTTCTGGACACAGTTCCGCGTTGATTCTGAAACATTGAATCACTATAATGTTATACCTGTTGAGTCTTACTCTATGATTAAGGAGGACAACTCTGATAAACTTATCATTGCTGGACCAAACCTTTATGCCTATACTAGGATTGACGGTACTGTATATAAAGTATATCAACCTAAGGTTACTGATCATAAGTTTCTTAAAGTTAAGAACTATATCCAAGGTACTGACCAGTTGAAGTTCAATGTACCTAACCTTGTTATATGTAGTTCTCTTAAGGATGCTATGTGTCTTACTAAGTTCGGTTACAACACAGAAGTTGTTGCACCGGACAGTGAGAACACCGTGATACCTAATGGAGCTATGTCTATGTACAAGCTAAAGTATAAGGCTATATGTACTCTTTTTGATAATGATACAGCGGGTATTAAAGCCGCAGAGAAGTATCAAGAGCAGTATGATATACCTGGTGTTATATTACCTATGTCTAAGGATCTATCTGATTCTGTTAGAGACTATGGTATACCCGAGACTAGAAAAGTGTTACACCCTTTATTAAAAGAAGCATTAAAGAAATGAGTTGGATCTACCAGTTA